ACTGTGCTAGGAGTCAGAACTAAAGCTGAGCCACCAAAATTTGTAAGGTAACCACCTGCTCCTCCGCCTCCTCGACCATAACCAGCAGAAGTAGATGCTTCTCCTCCAGCGCCTCCCCCGGCAACTACAAGATAATGGAGTGAGTAAGTTTGTGGAACTTCATCGGCAACAGCTCCATCATTAATTGGAATCCAACCTTGTGTTGCATCCATGTAAACAATGTGAACTGTTTCTCCATTCGTATCATATTCAGGATTAGGAGAAGAGTTGCCTTGATAATTTAAAGAATTTTGATTGATTGTAACTGCATTTGTATTCCAGTTTCTAGCATAGTCTGTAAATATAATTTGATCTCCTACTGAAGCTGATCCTGGAAGTGTAACTGTACAAGCATTTGAACTTGTATCAATTGGATAACCTCTTCCTGCAACTGCTGTTAAAGTTGCTGCCGTTACTACTGATTGCCATGCAATATCAATAGCTACCACTTCTTTATAAGTTTGGTCTCCAGCTAAATAAGTTGAAGAAGAAGCGGTACCTGATCCTAAGTTTGCTGTAGGAACCACTCCTGTAATTTTTGATGTAACGTCAATGGATCCTGCTAATTGAGCGTTTGTAATTCCTGTGCCTAAGCCACTCACACTTGCTGGAAGTGTAACGGTTTTGGTACTTAAATCTACGCTTGCTGGTAATTTTCCTACAGTAACATTTAGATCAGCTATCTTAGCTGTCGTTACCGCATCATCTGCTATTTGAGAAGTGCCCACGGAATCTGCACCGGGGTTCACGGTTTGTAAAGCTTTGCCTAAATAGACACAATATAATTCGTCAGCTGTTGTTGTAGCCGTACCCATTGTAAGAGACGTGCCCGTAGCTGTGTATGTTGAAGGTTTTTGTCTAATGTTATTTAAAAATAGCGCAATGTCTTCCGAGCTTTCAACACTCGAACTGAGAGTATAACCCGTACCATTAATTGTAGTAAAGGTTTGTGAACTAATGCTGATGTATGCTTCAGCAGGTATGTTTCCTATATAAGCCATTGTTATCCTTATGTACTAATATCATCAACTGCGCTTACCCATACATCACATGAAGAAGCTGTATCACTTACAACTTTGAGAGCATCCGAAGTCGTACCATCAAGTACTAACTTTGCTCCCCCATCTAAAACTTGCAAAGAAGATCCCACTGGAAGTGGGGCATCTTTAACAAGATAAATGTCATTTGAACCATCATTAATATAACAGCTCACATTGATTGCAGAAGTATGCACATTCGATAAAGATATTCCAACAACTGCATCGTATGAATTTGCTGTCATGATAGTAGCAGCAACAGTTCCTACGTTGTTTGAGGTGTATCTTCTGAAATTTTGTGCCATGTTTTTTCCTTATTATAACGCAATAGCCATTGCCGTTGCGAATCCTTTACTTGCGCCTACGTCAACTGTTGTTCCGTCTCCGTAAACTAAATTACCAGAATTATCCTTCATCGTTGCTTTGTCCGCTGGTAACGAAACAAAAACAATTTTCGTGCCTGCTGAAAAATCAGTCTTCGATCCAGCATTACTACTACCAATTACGGTATCTCTTGATAGTGAAGTACCTGAATGCGTATATACTCCAATTCCAACTTCCCATTCTGAAGGTTGGTCTTCACCAACTATCGTATAGTAAGTGGTATTGGAATTACCAATTCCAGCATTAAAAGTTATGAAACCTGTAGCAGCTCCAGCTAGTGTAACACTACCTGTACCTGTCGTCGTCGAAGTTTCTTTAACTCGATCGTTTGTTTTAAACGCCATTTAAATCTCCTTACGCTACTCTTATAATAGCGGTACTTGCACCAGCACTTGGGAACTGAATCGTAAATGTCCCGCTAGTGGAAGTTTGGTCTGTCCCAAAATCTAAAACGCATACTGCTTTGTTCGAGTCAGTTGAGTTATAAATCAATGCATATCTTGCAGTGATTGTAGCACTCGTAAAAGACAAGTCATCAAAGTCAACGATCGCTGTTGTACCATCAGTAGAAACTGCTTGGTTAGCTAAAGAGCCACCACCTGCAGTATAACTACCGCTGTTCGCAACTTCGTCAGAAGTTGTGTACACAGTCGTTGATGCGTTGTTGATTGTGGAAGAACTTGTGTATAAGCTAAGTTTAAACGTATCACCAGCAGTTGCGAAATCATGCACTCCTGAAAGTAATTCCGATTTAAAACTTGTACATACCGTATTTGCCATATTTTCCTCCTAATTAATATTATGGACTAGGTGGAACAGATCTTAGTTTTTGTCTAATTTCCCCGTCCACATATTCATCCCTTCTTCTTCTACCTTGTTGTTCGATACCTAATCCCATTAGAGATTGAGCGTAACGACCTTCATATACTTGGAGCTGGTCTTTGTCTTTTAAAAAAGTGCATGCTTCAACCATAGCGGCATACAAGAGCGTATTCGGAGCGTTCATGCTTAAATACGTAGTGGTATTCGTGGATGTCAATTTAGTGCCATCCGTTGTATTAGGTCTTTTAACATATGCAACCTCAACATTCAAGGCTGTGTCAGGTGTTGGACCTAATAACAATTTTGTTTCATTCCAGTACCCATAATATTTAGGAGTACCTTGAGTTACACGATTTCCTGTGTATTCATCAATAAAAGAGCAGTCTTTTTGCATCAGTGGAGTTCTAGCTCCTGTACTATTATTATAGGTTTCTACCCATCTTATCAATAAAATCCCATCAGGCAATGTTAAAAATTCATTACCCACAGATAAAGTAGAATAGTCATTACGTCTGAAGACATCGAGGTCCACATCCGTCATGATTCTAAATTCCGCGTTTTCTATAAAACCGTTAACAATCGTAGAAGTAAAAACATTAGAATCTACTTCACTATAATCTCTAATTTTTGTAACTAATTCATCGTAGGTCATGGTGTAATAGTAACAGGTCCAGCTGAAACTGGAAAGCCTCCTCCTTGAATTCCGCCTGTAGTAGCATTAGTTCCCTGAGTAAAACTAAAATAGTTATCAGGATCCTCTACTAATGTAATCGTTGCTCCTGCGGTATGAGCTGATTTAGTTGTACCATAAGCTCCCCGTAATACAACATTTGGATTTAATGATGTGGCTTCAGGACTCACTTGTCCTAATGAATTATCAGAAGCAATGGTTGAATATCTTATAATCTCCGTTCCTATTAATATAGCTTGATGTAAAAAATTGCTAGTTGTGACAGAAGAAAAATTAGTAGGATCGGTTAACTTAATACTTGTAGTTTGGCTATTATCAATATCAGCTACCAATGTTGTTGTTCTAGCTGGTAATCTTTTACCTACAGAAATAGTATAGCCTGATGATAAACAAATTGTAGAACCCGCAATTCCATCTACATCTCTACAATCTGAAAAACCTGGTGCTCCATTACTAGGAGTTAAAGGCCAACCCGAAGGTCCTGTACTTGATGACATTTCAGGAGTTCCTCTAAAACGAACTATTGTGTTATCTTCTCTTTTATGATTTGGAGAATGAACAAAAATATCTCCAGCTCCTGCTTGGTATGTTTCAAATGGATTATTAGGCAACATAACTGGAACTTTGTGTAGAGATCTTGAATCTGGTCTGGGGTGTTCTAATCCAATTCCATCAGGCCCAATCACCGCTAGTTCCAATTGAGGTTGTTTAGATTCATACTCAGAAGTATGAACCCACATTCCATTCCACTCTTTAACCATTTCACGATAAGGAAATCTTAATCCTGATCTATCTGAAATTGCTAGTGCGTGTTTTCCTGATGCAAATTTTCCCATGATTAACTTTGTGCTGGATAGTACGCTTTAGGTGTAATGTAAGAACTAGATGCTGATCCGTCCTCGGCTAAAGCTCTAGCCAATTCATCCTCGTAATAAAGTTTTAAAGCTTGTGTTCTATCAGGAGCAACTTTTTGACTTAGGTAAAAAGCTAAACCTGATGTTAATGAAGGTAAAAATCTATAAGGGGCATCCGGATCATTAGAATAAACTCCTGAATCTTGAATTCTTTTAATATAATAAAAGTTTAAAAAATTATCTGTACTTGAACTTGGTGTTAAATAAACTTTGATTTGAGTATAATCTCTAAATCTTTGAACAAAATATTGAGAAGGAGTTCCCGTAGAATCTTTATTAGCTAAGGCTTGATACGTAGAACGATCAATCTTAGTCATAGATACATCTGTAGGGGTACTAATTTGATTTCTATAAACGACTTCTAAAATATCTGTCGCATTATAAATATAAGCTCCTGTATTATCTTTAGCTGGATAGTCCGTACTAGAATTTCGTGCAGTAGCATCCCAATAAATACGGTAAGTATTTTGGTCTTCGTTTAATGCCATATTGACATTACCTACTTCCCAAAAATGAAGACCTCTATTGCCCCATTCAGACAATAAAATATTTAACGATCGTCTAGCACTTTTCAGGTCATAACCTGCCCGTGCTTGACCACCGCATCTTTCGTATGCGTCTTCTATTATTTCTTCTATCGATAAGTTGAAACTTACCGTACCAGATGTTGCCATCTATTGACCTCCTACTGCCAGATTACTTGAACAGATTCAGTAGCTCCGATACCACCGCCAGAACTTTGAAATTCAATATACATTCCGTTATCGAATTTAATACCGCTAGAAGCAATGTACTCCTGATACAAATCTCCTGCTGCAGTACCACCTTTAAATTGATATCTTAAAGTTCCAGTATTATCTGAACCATCAAATATTTTTATTGAGCAGTTAGCTGCACCTGCATTCACTGTAACACCTTTAAGCATTACAATTTTATCAGGGTATGTTGCACCTCCGGTTACCGTTGCTAATCTAGAACTAGCTTCTGTATAGAACTGTTTTACTGGTGTTGTTCCACCTGCATATCCCATATTATTCTCCTAATTACTGTGAGCTCCCGAAGGAGCTCACATTATTTTATTATGCTAAGTTATTATTTTGTTGATACAAAACTGTAACTCTAACTTCACCATCAGATGTAGCACCTGCACTAGTCCACGTAAGTTTTACGTCAGCTGTGCCTGTGTCTGCCCATGCTAATGCGCCACCAGCTTCAGTTGTTGGGTATTTTCTTCCCGCTCCTGAAGCAGCTGTAATATCATACTCATTAATGAAACTAGTATTACCGCCAACTGTATCTCCAACACTGAAAGTACAAGTTGCACCTGCCATTGCTGTAGGACAGTCAAGAACGATATCTATGATCTGTGAGTTAGCTGGGATAACAACACTTGTTGAGTTTGCAGCAGAAGCTCCACTATCTAAAGTAGCGCCTGTTGAAAACGTCTGTGCCATTACCACTTGTCCTGTGTTTTTAACATCAGAGCCAAGAGTTGTACCAGTCGTAGCTTTAATCGTTCCCGCTTTTATTGGGCCCGAAAATGTAGTTGTTGCCATGATTATAATCCTCCTAATTTATATGATGCAATCTTTAGGCCGTCGACTATACTCGTTTGCACCAAATTAATAATTGTATAGTACTTCAGATATAGCGCAAAATTTCCTTTAGCGCAAGTGATCCTATCCGCAATGTTTGATTTTTGTAATAGCTCTTAAGTGGCTATTGATACTTCAGCCTTGGCTTCGCTTATTCTAATCTCTTGAGCAGCTTCCGCTTCTTCTTGAGCAATTATGTCTCTAATGACATCCTGAATCTCTTTATTAATCTCAATCATTTTAAGATTAACTTTTCCCGATTGCAGGTGCTCCTTTTGCCACTCTAGTTCCAAGGACCGTTTCATATTGTACAGGTGTTCGGTCATCTCTAAACTCCTCATATGTGATCCATTTACCATGGGTAAATCCATCTTTTTCGAACTTTATCTCATTTCTTCCCAGTTTGTCAAGGATTGATTGTTCAATAGATTCAACGTTATCTGATGCCTCAACTACTGTTTTGGCATGATATCCATTATAATTTATACATACGAAGAATTTTCTCATTTTCTCACCTTCTAATAAGAATGAGGCGGTTTTAAGGCCGCCTCATAATTTTACTTTAATACCTAGTTATTACGCGCCTTGGTTTCCGTAGATACCACGCCAGTCAGACCAGCCGAAGCTGTATCTTTCTCTCGCTTTGTATCTTACATTTCCAGTATCGAAGTCGCCTTCCATAGCTGTTTTCAAAGGTGCTCTAACGAAGTGTTTCATTCCATTTGGAACATCAGTTTTAATGAACCAAGCGTCAGTGTCAGTTAAGTAGTGATTCACAGTGTAACCTTGTGGAACCATACCCATTGCTTTGATCGCATTGATATCATTGTCCGCTGTACCAACTCTACCTTGAGATTTCATTATTCTCTCAGCTGTGAATTGCAATTCTTTAGGGATGATCATTTTCTGTCCCTGAGCTGCAATTTTAAGACCTCTCTCATCTTGGTAGCCTGCGATATCAATTAACGCTTGCTCTAAAGATGTTTCAGATAAGTCTGCTGCTGTAGATGGTATATTAGACTGATTACCATTAAGTGTTGGGTGAGCGTTACCGCATAAAGATTCACCATCTCCGCCATTGTAGCCGGATGCTGCGAATGCATTAATTAGAACGTTTGCACCTTTCACTTGTTTTGATGTTGCCATTGAACGAGCTAAAGCTTTTGTGTAACGAGAAGAGATTCTGTCGTAGAGGTTATCTTCGATAGCTTCTTCTGTTAACGCGAATGCTAATGCCACAGTTTCGTGAGTGTATCTAGCTGTGTAAGTTTCCTGTGCATCGTCGTATTGAACGCCGCTACCTTCAGGTTTTACATCAGCAGTACCGAAACCGCTAAGCATTACTTCTTCTTCAAAAGCTCTGTCAGATGATTCGTTGTCGAATATCTGAGCTGCTTCGTCTTCATAACGTTTGTATTCCAGGCCAAATAGTGCATTTAAACCTGGTTCTAGTTCTTTAACTAGCTGTGCTCGTGATATTGCCATAGTCTATATGCTCCTATTATACGCCAACGACATACGCTTGATATTTGTTGTTAGAAACAACAATCATGTTTGCATATGCTGCGTTGAAGTCACTGTTATCAGGATCCTCTGCTCTTCTTAGGATTCTCCACTGTTTAGCAGTAGTAGCTGCTGCACCTTCATTAAGTGTGCAATTGCTTCTACCAGCAGTAGATTCACCGGAAGCAGATGTATCGCTAACTTGGCCGATTAATGCTTGAACAGTGTGAGCTGTAGCAGAAATCGCTGCGCTTGTTGCGATCTGATATTCCTGGAATGGGTTGTCATTTACAAAAGCAGTTATGTCTTCGCTATTTGCAGGTGTAGTTGAAGCTGGATAGTAGTTGCTCCAAGTAGGTTTTTCAGTCGTAGAAGCATTGTAGAAACAACCGTTGAAAACTCCAACGATTAAATCTGTAGAAGCTGCTGCTGCGCCTTCAACAAAACCACCAGTTCCTGATCCTGTGTTTACGATCAGTTTAACTGGCTCACCATTATAAATAGCTGTCCCATGTGCTGCTTTGATAGTGTATTTAGACTGACCAGAAGTAGCTGGAGTATTCCCCAACGTATTTACTGGCTTAAGTCCGTATCCACTACTTTGTCTATTTGCCATAGTTTTTACCTATTCCTTAGTGTTGTTCATATCTCTATGAACGGGTTAAAAAAAATTCAGTAGCGAGGATTAACCTTAGAAACAATAATTAAAAAATTAATTATCCTTCTTTGCACCACCGAAACTATACGAAGTACGCCTTTGTTGTGACATTGGCATACTTGGATGTTGATCCTTTAGAGGTTCGTTCTCTACCGCTTCGTTTTTTTGTTGCGCCATTTTTGCAAAGTGCGCATCACGTTGCTTCGCGATCTCCTCCGGTATTCTAGCCAACACTAGACCACCTACTCCTATGTACCCTTTGTATCTACCTGCTTCAATTGCGGGGAAGTTAGAATCAGGGTAGGCATCAGCTCTTACGAGTTCCCATCCCTGTCTTAACTTGGCCGTGATGTTTTTTGTGTCATCGACGCCCATCGTTTCATAACGAATCCAACGCTGTCTAAAGCCAGCTGGACACTTGGGTGCATCTAAGTGAGATGAATTCACCCAAACTTTTGGTCTTTCAGATCCAGACCTAGTTTGCTGAGCACGAGGGGTTTTATCTTCTTTTTTCATATGCTTATACCTCCTTCATGGATAATTGTTTTGCATAGTCTTCAAGTGGCACGTTTAATTTTTTAGCTATTGCTACCTGTGAAGGCGTGAGCTTCACAGTTTTGCGACCGGGTTTTATACTTCTTGCGGCTGATGTAGACGCAGAAGCAACCGTCTGAACGGGTTTGGTCGTATTTATACTACCACCTTTATCAAATTTATGCGGAAAGTCAACTCTTATACGCTTGTCAATTTCAGCATAATAATCCTGAGATTTTGGATCAAATCCCTCTTTTTCCACTAAATCCTTATGGATTTCAAAAGCAGTAAAGGTCATAGCTCGGTCTTGACCGAACCAATCATTTCTTTCTGCCCAAGCTTGCGCTTGTGGATCAGGAGGTGTTTCACTAGGAAGCTCTTTTGGAGTTTCCCTATGTCTCATATAATCCTTATCATCAGGGGTTTTTACTTGTTCTTTAGTATCAGTCCGCATTTTTTCAGCAGCATTGAGTCTAGCTTCTTCAATAGAAAGAGCGGCAATCTTACGATTAGCTGCTACTTGCTTTTGAGCATCTCCTGAAGAGATAGCATCGGCTAGTTCTTGTTGTGCTGAAGTCATGCTTTCTTTAACTTTTTCCGTAAAAGCCTTATCGTATTTTTCTTCATTAGCTTTAAACTGATCTCGAGTAATCTCGATTTCACGTTTAGCGCCAGCTGCATAGTCTAATGCTGCTTTTTCTCTACGTTCGGCTTCTCTCATTTTCCGAGTTAGCTTAGAGATTCTTTTTTTAACCCCTTCACTGTACTCTTCCAATGTATCTTGTTTTGTTTCTTCTTTAACTGGTTCTTCTTTCGCTGGTGCTTCTTCCGTCTTTACTTCTTCTACTTTTATTGGTTCTTCCTTCTGTTCCGTTGTTACTGCTTCTTTTGGAGCTTCTTCTGATTTTACCGTATCATCAGGTAAATCAACCTCGGCCCCTGGACCACTAGTATCTAGTGGAACCATCTTCTGATCTTTCTTTTCTACTTCTTGTTTTTCTACTTCTGGCATAGTTCTCCTATTCTATGTTAAAACTCGTGGACAATGTCCTCCGGGTCTTTAATTGTTGCGATGATTTCATCATCGTTGAGTAATCTAACTTCTCCACCTTCTATTTTAAACCTAGATCCTGCATAACGAGCGAAGATTACCCAATCGCCCTTCTTGCACCATGGACCTCTAGGAAATTTATCTTTATCTTTATAACAATCGGGACCCATTGCCAGTATGTTTCCGCATACCGTAGCAAGTTGTTGTCGTTCGATTTGTTCGTCAGAGAAATAAACTCCCCCTTTACTTTTTTTCTTCCCTTTAAAAGGAAGAACTAAAATTCTCCAACCAGTTGGTTGTGGCAACTTGGCTGATTCTTCTTGATATTTTGTTTCTAATGCTAATTTAATATTTGGGTTGCTTTTTGATGTCGATGACTTGTCCTGTGTGCTTTTCATATTGCTCCTTTTTTTCTAGCAGGTTGGATATCTCCTGTAAGATGGCTTCATAAGCCTTTATTTGCCCTACGTTATACTTGTAGGATTCGATATTGTCAATACTTCCAGATGTTATTGATGTCGTCAATGCACCTAAAGCATTTCGAATTTCTACTCTCAACTTTTGTAGTAAATCTATACCTTCCACTTATCCCTTTTTATTCATTGCTCTAAAAGTTTTTGCTAAATTATATCTTTTAGAACCTGGCGGGCACGTTTCACTCCCGAATTTTTTTCCTGTGCATGGTTTATCTTTACGCATGTTCTTAGTCGCTTTTTGGATCCATTTATCATCAGAACCACCTTCTTTAGCTCCCACTCTTATAGGAACTCCTCCGCTAGGGTAGTAATCTTTATTAGCACTAAAATACTTAGGCATAGATTTAGCGCTATTGTCTTGATATCCGCTTCCAGAACCACCATGTCTATAGTTAGCTCTTTTGCTTCTTCCTTTAATTTCTATTCCAGGCATTATCTAATCTGACAGCCAACTTTTTTTCCACTCATAACTGCACCAGCTGAACCACC